GGGCGTGTCCGATTCGGACACGCCCTCTCCTTATCCCCTGATATCGTCCGCTATTTTGGCATAGGCCCGCCGCCGGATCTTGGCAAGCCCGTCCACGCTGACATGGAGCCGCTGTGCGGTCTGCAGGCAGCTCTGGCCGTGGACGTCCACCGCCAGCACCGCCGCCTCCTCGTCTGCGGGCAGACCTACTCGCCGCACAGCCTCCTCGGCCCGCCGGGGCGCCATAGATGACAACAGCGCCCGGATGTCTCGATGTGCTCGGTCCATACTGCCCCGGACTTGCAGAGCGCGGCGTACCGCGTGGATGTTGTCATCCTCCGGCCTCCTCTCTTAGCTTAGCCCGTCCAGTCGGCGCGGGCCTCCCGGACGTCGATGTGTGTAAAACTCTTGTAGACGCCCACCCCGCCCCAATCGGGCATAAGCGTCCTTGCAAACGCCGCCACGGCCTCCGGCGTCTGCCCCTTGACCACGATGTCCGCCGCCGTGCCGTAGCAGTGCTGGCTGTGAGCCGCGCCGCCAACCTTGGCGTTGTACTCCGGCGTCCGGTAGCCGCTGTTGATGGTCACAGCGCTGCCAAAGTGGGCGCGGATGGACTCAAGCACCATGACAAGACGCGGCGCGATCAGCACAGCGTCCGCCCCGCTGCGGCACGCAAACTCCCGCACCTTAAAGTGGGTGGAAAGTTGCTTGGCTCCGTCGCTGGCCTTGCTGTAGGCGCTGATCTCAACCATGGCCGCCCTCCAGCTTGTACAGTGCCCGCACCAGAGCCTCCCGCGTCACAGTCTCTCCGGCGTTGGCGTCTGTCAGCAGGCCCTTTGCCTTGCCCCACGCAATGGCCGGGTCCTCCGCCTTGGCCGGGGTCTCCTCCCAAAAGAGCACCAGTGTCGGCACCTTGCGAGTGCTTGTCACCTTGCCCCCCGGAAAAATGCCCTGTGTAGAGCCGCCGCCGTCCAGCATGAGTGCGTCCTCCACACCAAGCCCCAAGAGCTTATTTTGCAGCGTCTCCCGCGTCATAGCGGTCTTGTCGCACCACAGCACCACCTTGCCATTGGCCAGCCAGCCCACCGCTGTCCGGGCAGCGGACCGGGCCACGTCCGGCGTCAGATCCCGGTACAGCTTGGCCCCGCCCTTGAGGATCGGCACGCCGGAGAGAAAGCTCCCGCCCCGGTCCGTCAGCATACGGGGCTTGTTATCGTTGCCGATGGAGAGGCCCCAATCCCGGTATGCGTCCCGGCTGATGATCTGACCGTCAATGACCGTCCACCCCACCGGCTGGAATTTGCCGTTAAAGAGATACCCGTTAATGATGTGGCTGCACCCGGTCTCCGCCTTGATCTGTGCCGGGGACTTTTTGGCCGTGTTGTGGTATACCTGCGCTTTGGCGCAGGCAAACGTATCAACCATGGACCCGCACCCGCTTGTAGCAGTAGCCCTTGCTGTCATAGCTCAGCTCAAAGCCGCCTGCCGTGATGGTGGTGTCCGCTCGGGAAGGGTCAGGGTCCATCATGGGGATGGGTGCGCCGTAGTCCGCGCCGCCGTAGGGCTCGGGCCGGGTGGAAATGCGGATGTCCTTACCGTCAGATGCCTTAATGTACTTTTCCATATTTGTGCTCCTTTCAAATTTCGCGGCTTTTCAGCCGTTTTTCCGTTCTTCGTCCCCCGTCTTCGGGGGCTGGTTTCCAAAGGCGGGGGCCGCAGCCCCGGCCCTCGTCCCCCGTCTCCGGGAGAGGGGTTTCCAAAGGGGAGAGGGCCGCAGCCCTCGTCCCTTTGTGCCAAGAGGGGGTATGGGGGACGGTGGCGTCCCCCATGTTTCTGGTGGGGGTCTAAGGGGGAGGCATCTTTGCGCCAAAGATACCTGCCCCTTGCCCGTGGCAGGGGCCTGCCCCCCTGCGGGAGCAGTCAGGACTTATCCTCATTTACCCTCTGCGTCCCAAAATAAAACGCAATGACCGTGGTAAAGATGGTCAAAAACTCCGTCCCGCTGACCGTACCCCGCAGCGCCAGCACCGCAAATACAGCGGTCAGCGTCAGGGTCACGAGACTCTTGACAGACAGCAGGTTTGCCGCCCGTTTCCTCAGCAATTCCAGCATATGTGCGCTCCTTTCCGGTGGTTACGCCACCTCATGTGCTTTTTTGTTTAAGTGCTTTTCCAGCCGGTTGATACCGTCCTTAACCGGACCGTCACAGCCTTGCTCCTCCAATCCTCGCAGAGCCGCCAGCAGGCAGTAGCATTGCAGGGTGTTTTCCTTTGCCATGCCCTCTAACGTCTTGTCTACCCGCTGATTGTGCTCCAACACGGCGGCGATTTTTTGCCGGGTGTCCTCTTTTTTTGCCAGCTCCGCCGCTTGCACGGCTGCCCGCTGCTCTACCCGCCGCTTGATACCCCACACCACCAGCCCCACGAGGCCGCTCCCGCCTAATGCGGCGGATAAAAATACAGACCATGCATTTTCCATGCGTCACGCTCCTTAATTTGCAGCTTAAGGATTAAAAATCCGACTTACTCTCGTGCAGTTGCCCCGCCGCTGAGAATCTCCCCCGCCTCCCCATCGGTCAGAACGCCTTTTTTCACGGCGTTCAGCACCATGTCCCGGCTCCAAAGCCCCTGCGCGTACCATCTTGCGATTTTCTCTTTCATCTCAGCCCTCCATCAGCGTGTCGGTCATCATGGCCGTGTAGGTCACCTGCGCTTCCAGCCGGTCAAGCTGGGTCACGGGGATGGGCGGCTCGTACTTATCTCCAATACACGCCCCCTCGTAGCTCTCTACAGCTCCAAACGTTTCCGCCGTGGCGGCGTCCTCGCACACGATGATATTGACGATGATGCCCTCACTGTTAACAATGCAGTAATCCATAATCACACCCCCTTAAAAATGGAAGCGGAGATACATTTGGCCAGAGCCGCCAGCGCCGCCGTTGCCATTACTACCACCAGCGCCGCCGCCACCTCCACCCGGGCCAATGCCGGAAGTCCCGGAATACGTTCCTTCTTGTGTCCCTCCTTTTCCCCCATACGGTAAGCCGCCACTTTTGGCTGTTGCATCAGTAGCATTATTGCCGGAAAATCCTCCCCCACCGCCTCCACCACCGGCGCGTCCAAGGTTGGAATCGTTAAAAATATAACCAGAACCGGAACCACCCGGTTGTGCAACATCACTATATCTTCCGCCATTGCCACCGCTTCCATTTCCGCTTCCGCCCGCTGTTGGGCCTGATGAGCCGCCTGCACCACCCTTACCGCCATTTGCGGTAAGGGCTGATACCCCATCAATTTGCAACGATGTATCTCCACCGTTCCCGCCAGCTGAAACATTACCATCCGCATAATTTGACCCCCAGCCCCTGCCGCCAATTGTAATTTTGAGCAATTTATCAGCACACTCTACACCAATCTTTGTCGAGACATATCCACCACCACCACCAGCACCGGCACCATCATATCTTGAGTTTTGGTTGTATCCGCCGCCACCTCCGCCACCTCCGACAGCGGTGACGTCCATGGTCTTTGCCATGGGAGAAACTTTTGTGGTCTTGCTGCTTGTTACGGTAATCATATCCGTGATAGAGGTCAGCGTCAGCGTCACATCGGTAATCGTCCCCGTGGCGGTGACGCTCTGGCTGGCCGGGGCCGCTTGGTCGATATAGGGGCTGGTGCAGCTAATCGTCACAGTCTTGCTGGTGGATTTACCCAAAACAATACCGTCTGCCCCGGATACCAGCGTGGAGCCGGTCAGGGCCGTAATGCCGCTGACCGTTGCCCCCTCCACAGGCGTCCCGTCCGCAAGCTGGATTTTGACCCGGTAGCCATAGGTGCCAATGCCGATAGTCAGCGCTAAAAAAGCATCATCTGGGACCGCAGTATTGGGCAAGCCTAAAATAGAGGCAGTCACATCTTTGAGCAATGTGGCCTTATTGATCGGCGTCCCCTCCTGCGTGGGCTGGTCGGCCCGGGCCATATCAAAGGTGTTTTCCTGTCCGGCCACCGGGGTCAGCGTTACCCGCCCCGGGTAAAGTGGTACTCTGTCTTGCATATTGTCTCCTTTCAGGTCTCTCCGGCGTAGAGGTCGCCGGAGAAAAACCACGCCTGCGCCATGTTGGTGATAAGGGTGTCAAGGTCCTGCAAAATGCGCTCAATGTTGTTGGCCTTGACGTAATTTAGCGCCCGCATGGTCTCTGGCGTCTCCGGCGTGGCCGCCATCACTGTAAGCTGCCGCCGCAGCTCCGCGATATTCCGCCGGTACGTTTCCAGTTGCTTCCGCGTTGGCACATTGTCCTCCGTCCAGTCCGTCTTGGGGTTGACCGTTACGGCGTAGCCATAGCCGGTAAACCGCTCCGCCAGATACCGCACCGCCTCGCCAACCCGGTTGAGATCAGAAACGTTGTAAAATGTTCCCGGCCCTCGGTCAGTAATGAGTGTGGAAAAATCAAACGCCATACGCCCTCCCGTGTCCGAATCGGACCGCTCACTTGTCATAGTAGATCACCACGCAGCCCAATGCGCCGGGTGTCCCGGCTTGTCCTGGCCCTGGCTCTTGGTAGACCTTCCAATAGCTGTGTGATGCGCCCGATTCGTCCTTCCACTTGATTTTTTCGCGTTCGCCTTTCACGCCGCCAAGTCCTTTTGCCCCGCCGTCTCCGGTTCCCGGCCTTGGATATTTCACGCCCGTACGGGCAAAGCTATCGCCGCTGGCTACATCCGTATAGCCGTTCTCGTACTGTTTCCCGTTGGCGGAGCTGTACGCGCCAAAAACAGTATGTTCGCCAAGGCTCACCTCAAATGCCTGATGATCGTTAATATTGATGGTCCCCGTCCAAACCAGACCGCCTAAACCGTCTGTACCGTCATTGCCTGCGTATTCCCACGTGCCGTCAGTTCCTCCCGTGCCGTTGCCGCCCTTGCCCACAAGAATGACCCGCAGAGACTTCTTGCCCGCCGGGGCCTTCCATGTGCCGGGGGTGGTGATGACCTCGCGCCTCTGATACAAAAAGCTGCCGTCCGCCTGTAATAGCTGGCTCTGGCACCCCTGCATGACGCCGCCGGAAAACTGGAACGTCTGCATGACCCGCCGCGCCGTAGTGGCTTGGCTCTCGTCCAGCCACACGGTGTCCACGTCCCCGATCTCGCTGGAGGGGTCTCCCCGGCCCGTCAGGTCCAGCACGTTGCCGCCGTAGGTTGCCAAAATATTTTTGGCCGCCGCCAGTGCCTGGGCCTGCGTATGGATAAACGGGTTGTCCACGCTCACCGTCTCGCTGGAGGACGTGGAGTTGCCGGATACCACATACTGCGTCTTGCTGCCGTCGTTCAAGGTAAAAATGATGGCAGCGATGTTGCTGTTGGCCTTCATCACCGGATAAGCCGCCAAATTGTCCAAAGTCAGCTTGTTCCCTTCGCTCCACAGCGGCTCCGCCGTCAAATACCCGGTGGAGGCGTCCGCGCGAGGCCATGTGCCGGTTGCCATGCACACCCAGCGCACCAGATCCCCGCACTTTTTCCCCCGAATGTCTTCCGCTGTCCGCGCCGTCACCGGCAGCGCCGTGAAATTGGGGTCCGCGTGCCAGCAGTCCTTAAAATTCACGCCCAGCTGCCCCGTCAGGGCCGACAGCCACCCGCCAAGCGTGGTGGGCAGGGTAGATGGGGGAATAAATTCCCGATCCGCCAAAAGGCCGATAATGTCCACCAGATACCACTGCATGGTGATGCCGTTGTCGCCGGTCTTCCATCCGTCGCCGTACTGGTAGTACGTCCCCAGCTTGCACCGCTCCACGGCGCCGTTGGCGTTCCGAACGCCGATAAAAATTTCAATGCCCTGCCGGTCTTCGATGGACTGGAACAGTCCGTTTTTCTTTCGCGGCTCAAACCGCCGATTGGCGTTGTCCATTTTGATGGTGCACGTGCCGTATGGCAGCGCCGTACAGCCCACGTTGCCCTGCTGCTTTACGGAAAATTCCGCCAGCATGTTGCCGTCCCATTGCTCATAGATCCCCGGCAAGATCTCCACCAGCCGCATCCGCCGCCCGGGCCGTGACCATTTGGTGCACGTCACCCGGATCGCATCCGGGTTGTAGACAGAAAACCCGTCCACCGCCACAGACTTCGCCTTGTTGCCGGTAAATTTTTTGGTGAAATACGCCGTGCCGCCTTGCAGCACCTCCACCGTGAAGTCCACCGGGTCCCCGTCCAGCGGGTCCGTGGAAAAAAACACGCTGGCCGCTTGTAGGATATCCACGCCGGAGAAATTGAGCTGCGTCCACACCGCCGGGGAAAATGTCCCGTCCTCCCCGGAAAGCGCCTCCGTGGCCGTGCCCATGTGGGCCGTGACCTTGTAGTCATCCGGGAAAATGTTAAACGTCCCGTCCAGCGCCCAGCGGTTGCGCTCCAAAGTGGCGTAGCGGCGGGGCGCGTCAAAATTGTGGTCATGGAGCTCTGCGTCCTTGCTCCACGGGGCAAACCCGGAGCCGGACGCCGCGCCAAATACGGTGTCCGGGTCCGAGATGTCCACCACCGCCAAAATCTCAATGCGCCGGGGGCTGCCCACAATAGCCGCCCGGAACGTCTCAGACGTCTTAATCATGGGGTGCCTCCTCCCGGAGCGTAAAGCCCACGTTGTGCCACAGGCCCTTACCGTCCTTGTCAAAGGCAAAGGTTGGCTGGGTCACGCTCTCGGCGATAAACGTCCCCGTCCGCATCTCGTCTGCATCGTCCGGGAGGTATACCACCGTAAACGGCTTGCCGCTCCGCAGCACCGCCGCCAGCTGCCGCCACAGGTCGTTGCCCATGTAATCGTAGCTCCATACGATCATCTGCACGTGTCCCCGCTGCTCGATCACCGTCCGGCCGGAGATCATCTCCACCGTCACGTTAAGCTCGCCGGGATAGCATTGGTACTTGTCCCCGCTGGTCTGCGGCAGATACACGCCGCCTACGATAAGTTGTGTCATGCCGTTGCCACCTCCGGGTTGTTTTTGGACGCTGTGCGGATGTCCGGCAGCAGCCAGCTTGCGATCTGTGCGCCGTTTTGCAGCACCAGATTGATCGTGTAGCTGCCTCCGTTGCCGGCGTTGGCCGCCGCAAGGCCGTTGACCATCCCGGCCGCCGCGTTGTACACGGTATCCACCGTCGGCGTGGGGATGGCATTCTGGATGCCCGCTGTGACGCTCTGCATCTGCTTTTCAAAGCCCTGACCAAGGCCCAGCGCCATATTCTGGCCGATACCCGCAAATACCCGGGAGGGCGAGTGGATGCCAAGCATCCCCTTGACGCTGTCCACGATGCCGCCGACAAAACCGGAGACCTTGTCTCCGATCCAGCTGGCCATAGCCTTGATGCCTTCCCACAGCCCCATGACGATGTTTTTGCCGATTTCAACCATCTGTTTAGGGACCGATTTGAAAAAGCTGACCACAGCGTTTCCAATTTCCACGACCTTGTCAAAAAACTTGTCAACAGCGTTTTCAAAAGCTGTGCAAGCGTTAAGCACCGCCGTTTTCACCGCTGCCCATGCCGCATTGACCTTTTCCCGGAATTCGTCATTCGTTTTGTAAAACGCAATAAGGCCGGTGACAAGTGCTGCAATCGCCGTAACAACAATCCCGATTGGATTCGCCGACATAACCAGATTCAGCGCGGCCTGCGCAACGGTAGCGCCTTCATTCGCCGCCTGAAATGCCTTGATTGCATTGACCGCACCGTTGATTAAGGATGCCACATTCCAAGTCACAAAGGCCGCGCCGATTCCCGCAATAATAGAGAGAATCAAGTCACCGTTGTTTAAAATGGTGTCCACAAAGTTGTTGACGTCCGCCGTAAAAGCGTCCCAGTCCACGCCGTCGATCCAGCCTTGCAGCGCCGTTGTGATGTTCTGGATAATGGGGACAAGGTTTTCAAGCACCGGCGCTCCCACATTTGCCTGAAACTGTCTCCATGTCTCCGACAGGTTGCCCATCACGTTTTCCCAGCCGTCAGCCTCACGGGCCGCCTGCCCCATAGCGCCGGAAAGCTTCTGAGCATCCAGCACCATTTGGAGCAGTGTTTCCTGCTTCTGGATCTCCGACAAATTATTAAACGCGTCACCGAACAGTTTCATAGCCGCCGCATTTCGGGTGGCCTCCGTGGCAGACAGGCCCAGCGCTGCATCGTTGGCATAGTTGCCCTTTAAAAACGATTGGAGGGATTCCGTTGCCTGCTCCACGCTGGTATCGTAGTATGCCGCGCTGTCCGCTGCCGCCTGGAGAGCACGCTCCATCAGGGACATGCTCTGCTCAACGTCGCCGCCGGACGATCTGGCAAACGCATAGATCTTGCTGCCTATGGTGTTGAGCCGCGTTTGCAGGATGCCGGAGCTGTCAGCAACTCGGCCAATGGCCGCTGTTGCTGTTCCGGCAAAGTCCCCGAAGGTCTGCTCAAATGCTGCCGTTTCCGCCTTGACTGTGGCCGCAGAGTCGATAAACTCACCGGCCATATTTTTGATGGCGTCGGTAATCGTCTTGACGCCTTCGACAATTGCGGTGCTCAGCAGATTGGCCTTCAGCACCTCGCCGAATGTGCTGACCTTTTCCCCGCTTTTCCCGCTTTCGTCTCCAAGGTTCTTGATAGCGGCTTTTGTCTTGTTCATGTCCGCCGTGGCATTGTTCAGCGCCTGCTGCCACCGCTGCACCTCGTTGCTGTTCTCCGCGTAATTGGATTTAGCATAATCCAGCGCCTTTTGAATCTCCGTGATGCGCTGCTGCTGGACCTCTAACTGTCGGCTCAGTATGTCGGACTGCGATGCTAATTTTTTCTGGCTGTTGTTATCAACGTCAAAGGCAGAGGTCACTGCCTTCATTTCCGTTCCAAGGGTCTTAAGCTGCTGTCCCATGGAGTTCAGCGCGTCTCTAAATTCTTTTTCCCCGTCTATGCCGATTTTGGGGCCAATATCAGCCGCCATAGTCTCACCTCACATCCGGTATGATCTCATCATCGGTCAGGACTTGGCGGAGCTTGCAGCCCTCCCGCTTGATCTGCTCAATGGCAATGTAGTCCAGCAGCTCCCCAAATGGGATGGTCAGTGCCTCGCTGTACGTAAGGCCCACCGCCATCCCGTACCACAAAAACCACTCCGGCGCTAAGGGGCTGCCGGAGTGGTTTCCGCGTTTTTTCCGGGGTCCGCCTCCACGTGCCGGCTCATGCCGTTGGTCACGGTCTCCGCGATCTTTTCCCGCAGCACCGCAAAATCGCCGATGTCCAGTACGTCCAGCAGCTCGTCTGCTGTCAGGGGCGGTGCGGTCTCAATGTCATTGACTTTGGCGTATCGTGCCCCACCGTCCATCATGGCAGACAGCAGCCAAACCGCTTCGTCCAGCGCCTTGACCGGGTCTTCGGCGGTCAGCGCCTCGTCAATGTGCTCCATGCCGCCGTAGCGCTCCGTCACCGCCCGGACTACCCGGGCGGAGAAGCACAGCAGGTGCTCCCGGCCGCAGATGTCAATAGTCGCTGTCCTCATGCTGCCTCCGTAATGCCAAGCCGGGCCTTGATGTAAGCCTCTGCCTGTGTCTCCGTGGTAAACGTGGCCTCTTTTTTCCATGCGTGGTTTTCGCTGTCGTCCCGCATAATGGCGGCGCTCAGTTCCGGCGTCTGCCACTCGATGCTCTCGCCCTGCGTGGTGGCTGCGTCCGCCGGGACGGAAAACATGACCTTGGTCAAGATCATCCCCCGCCACATATCCACGCCATTGACCCGCTTTTTGATGATAAAGCCCACACCAAGGTACGGCGTTACCTGCCTATCGTCGTAGATCATCTCTTTGACGCTGGTGTCCGTCACGCCCTCGATGCCGGTAATGGCCTCCTCTTTGAGTCCAAGGATAGCAGCGCTCACTGTCTGGCTCAGGTCCGTGGTGGAGAGGGTCAGCGTTCCGCTGGCAAAGCGGCGGTCGGTCTCCGCCAGCGCGTTGTCTCCGTAAAGATTGTTGTCCTCCGTGGTCTCGATCTCCACATTGGCCTCCGTTGCTTTGCCCATGACGCCGCCATCCTTGTAGCTCACAGTGCTGCCGGTGGCGGAATAAATCGCGTAATACGGCTTGCTCCTATTGTTGCCATGTCAGCGCTCCTTTCTCGCGGTCCGATTTGGACACGCGCTCATTTCATGATTTTTTCGATTTCGCCCTCCGCCCGCTTTTTCATGGCGGCAAGGGTTTGCTTTTTGCTTTTGCTCACCGCCTTTGCAACAAAGCGGTTTTTGCTCATCCATGTAGTGCCGCTCTCAATGGCCCGGGCAATCATCTGGTTTGGCTGTCCCTGCGGCCAGCGCTTGGAGCGGATGTTGTTGTACCCGTCAAAGCCAATTTTGACGTTGTAGACGCCCTCGCTGTCCTTTTGCATGGTGGTAATACCAAGGACGCCCAAAAGCGCGGCTTTTTGCGTTTTTTTCGGGCCACGCACCGGCTGTTCCTGTGTGCCCCACCCCTCGTCTGTGGGCACGGCCTGCAGCTCCGTCCGGATGGCGTCCGCCACGATTTTTGCTCCATCGTGGATGGCGGGGCCAACAACTTTTTCCACAGCCTCTTTTTCAAGGCGGCTGAGTTTTAGGATGTACTCCTCCCCGCCCTTAAAGCTGATAGTCGCCATCAAAGCGCCTCCCACACCCACTCATAGTGATAAAATCCAGTGTCCGCCTCATACTGTACGGAGTTCAGCGCCCACGAGATGCCGTGGGCGTCAAAGCTCTCCCCCAGCGCGTCCGCCCACGGGTCCAGCTCCTGTTTGGTGTAGAGGTCCGTGGTGCCGGTCATGGCCCGCTCGCCGTGGCCGTTGTCCCCGGCAAGGTCATTAGACCCGTCCTCCTGCCATACAAAGTAGCGCTCGGACTTGACGCGGGCCGCGTGGCTTATCGCGTTCGTCACCGCCCGGTGGGCGGCGATAATGCGCTCATACCATGTCATGGCCCACCTCGTATCTCTGCTCAATTTTAAGGAGCGTCAAGTCCATGCTGGGCGGGTAGCTCTCCGTGTTGGTCTGCACAAGGTCAATGCGGTACTGTTTACCGTCCTCCGTCACCGCAATGTCCTGACTGCTGACGTTTGGCGCCTTGGGTACCCGGAGCACCCGCTCGATTTGGGCTTGATTTTGCCGCCCCTCGTAATAGCGCTGGATGCCAAGCCGCCGCTCCTCGTACCGGAGCTTGATTTTGGCGGCAAGCTGTTGCTTTGGCTGGTAGCCCGGCTCCGCCGCGTCCTCCACGGTGCAGATGGTCACGATCCCATCCTCAAAGCCCTGCGTCACCCGCCCGTCACTGCGGGGTCGGTACGGACTCGTCCACGGCATACGCGCTCACCCGCCTCTCCGTCTGCATTCCCAAAATCAGTGCCTGATAATTGGTCTCAAATACCTCCATGGCGCTGTCTCTGGCGTACCGCACATACTCCATCAAGAGCGTCCGGGGCTTTCCGTCCGCCGTGTAGTCCTGCCGGCTCCCCGCCTTGTCATCCAAGTACACCATGCCGGAGGCGATGAGGCCGGACACCTTGGCGTCCGTTGCCTCATCGCTCCATGTGATGCTCAGATAATTTTTGACGTCTGCCAGCAGCCCGTCCGGCAGGCTGCCGCGCTCCGCCATCAGGACTTGGTCACGGTGACGGTGTAGGTCTTTTTGGAGGTACCGTCAGCGGCGGTCACATTGACCTTAACGGTGTTGCTGCCGGTCTGCCACGTGGCGGCGCTGCCGTTGTCGATCTTGGCGTTGTTCACCAGCACCTCGATCTCGGCCCCGGCGTCAGCAGGCACGGCAGTGATGGTGTTGGTTGCGTTGGTGGTCGCGGCCGTGTAGCTCACGGTGCCCGCCGCAAAGGTGGGCGACAGCGCCAGAGACCCGATAGAGAGGGCGCTCAGCGTGGCGTCATCGGAGGCCGTGGCCTCCGTCACCTGCGTCACTTTCCACGTGGCGTGCTTCAGGGCGCTGATGTCCAGCAGCAAAAATGCGTTGTTGTCAAGGGGCATACCGTTGGCATAGCCCTTGATGAGATACACCCGCTCGTCCTCCAAAAAGTGGTAGTGGTCGCTGTACTCAATGCGGCCATTAGTGGCGGTGCCAGCCAGCGCCAGATACCGGTCCGCAAGACCGATCACCGCCTTGCCCCGGCTCAGTGCAGGGGTCTGGATAATGGTCATGGGATAGGGCATCACGTCGTTGCGGTAGGTACCGTCCGGCGCCATCAGCGTGGTGGCGGGCATGACCCGCTGGTAGTAATCCTGCGGATTGACCAGCAGAATAACGTTCTGCACCCGGCGGGCCTTGCCGTTGGGGTCTGCCGCCAGAATGGAGATCAGATTGCCCACTGTCACGGGGCTCAGGTCGCTGACCTTTACGGCGGCCTTTTCCGGGTAAGCATTGCCGGAGCGGGTCACGTTGTCGCCCACCTGACGGGTCATGCCAATGGGCTTTTTGTCACCGTCGCCCGCCACAAGGCCCGCCTCCATGCCGTTGGCAAATGCCTCGTACAAAATCTCACGCACATAGCGGTCCAGCCACTCCGGGCCAAGGTCCAGCATGGCCTTGCACACCGGCAAAAATGCGCTGAGCTTGAGAAGCTGGGTGTTGATCTTTTTAAAGCCACTGGTCAGCTCCTTAACGATGTCGTCGCACAGGTCACCCCATGCCGCCTCCTCATAGCCGTTAGTGTTGACCATGATCTCCACGGCGCCGCCGGTGGCCCGGAAATTGATGCGGCTCAGCAGGGGATGGTTGGTCTGGAGATCTTCAAAAACGGAGTCGATCACCGTCTTGGGCATCACGGCGTCCATGCCGGTCACGGCCTGCCGGGGGTCAAGGGCACGCATGGCTTCGCCCAGTTTCTGGTAATAGGTTTTCTCCTCGGCGGTGAGCTGGTGCACGCCCCGGGCCGTCAGGATGCGGCTGTCCATTTCCTGCCGGAGATCGTTCATCTGCTGCTCGTACTCCTGCTTAACGTCAAGGCCCACCCGCTGGAGCATTTCGTCAAAGGCCGCCTGAAATGCCTCGGCGTCGTTGTCTTTTACGGCCTTTTGGATAAGGCCCCGCAGCTCCTCGCGGCTCCGGATAGTGTTGTTGTTTGTCATGTTCGTCTCCTTTCAAATTTCAGCCAAACAGGCTCATAATACGGTTTTTCTGTTCCGGCTCTTTCGGGGTTGGGGAAGCAGGCGGCGTTGCCGGCGCGGCGGTCAGCTGTCGCAGCTGGGCGGCAAGGCTTTTTTGCACATGGATACGCTGCTCCAGCGCCAGATTTGCCTTTTGCACAATGTCCGCCGCCTTGCTCATGTCCGCATCCTTGTCCGCGTACTGGTCGGCCAATCCCAGCTCCATGCACTGCGCGGCGGTCAGCCACGTTTCGGCGTCATACATTTCCTTGAGCTTTCCGGCGTCCAGCTTGTTTCCGGCTTTTTGGAGGTACGCCGCCATGCCCGCCTCATTGATGGCGTCCAGATCGTCCGCAGCTTTCCGCAGCTCTGCTGCATTGCCGTAAATGCCCATGCTCATGTTGTGGATCATCATCATGGTGTTCCGGGGCATGATCACCGTGTCTCCCGCCATGGCGATGACCGACGCAACGGAGCAGGCAAACCCGTCCACATATACCGTTTTGTGAGCGCTGTGCCGCTTAAGCTGGTTATAGATGGCCGTGCCCTCTACAACGCTTCCGCCGTAGCTGTTGATGTAGATGGCGATTTCCTTGGCGTCCGGGTATTCTGCCAGCGCGTCCCGCAGCGCCTTGGCGCTGGTCTCGCTGCGGATGACCTCGCCCGTCCAAAAATTCTGGCTGTCTCCCTCCACGTCGCCGTAGATGTAGAGCTCCAGCGTTCCGGCGTCCTCCGCCCGCTGCTTCAACTCCCACATCCGTCTGTCCGGCTGATTACTCATTGCCTGCTCCTTTCTCGCCGCCAAGCTGCTGGGCGGCCTCTTGTATTTTTGCGATGTTAAGGGTCAAAAAGTGCTCGTTGGCCCAGTCCTCGCCGATGGCCGCCTGATTGGTGGCCCGCAGCACATCGTTGACGCTAAAGGCGCCGCTGCCTACCAGCTTTTCCACATTGGCCGCGTTGGCAAAAATGTCAAAGTGGAGAATGGCGGAGGAGTCCACCCGGACAAAATTGCCCTGCTTCCACCCGTCATAGCCGTAGCGCTTGCGTGTGATTTCCTCTTGCAGCTGGTCGCAGATGGGGTCGATACACTGTGTCAAAAAGCGGCTGTTGGCGTCCGCAGTCCCCTGCACGGTGCCGTTGACCAGCACCGCCGGAATAAGAAAGCCCCTTGCCGTAAAATCAAAAATGTCCTCAATGAGATTGCGGATGTCCCGGCTGTCTCCGCTTTTGCTGCTGCCGCCATCGGAGCGCTCGTAGCTGTACCCGTCAAATTCCGGCAGCACCGCCGCGTCGCTGTCAAAAAACGGCTTGATCTGTTCGGCGATCATCTTTGCAAATTTTGCCTCAAAGTCCTGCGTGCCCGCCGCGATCTGGTTGACATGGACTTTCCAGTGCTGCCCCCGGTCCCATTGGTAAGCGCGCATGGCTGCTCTTGCCAGCCTGCAATAGGAGGCATACAGCCCGTCGATCACCGGCCGCATGGCGTTGTGGTGGAGCTTCAGGTGTAAAATTTCGCTTTCCCGGAACGTCTTATCGTAGGCGGTGTCCCCCACCGTTACTCCGGTGTACTCGTTCATCCGCACGGCCCAGTGGGTGCTTTGCTGCCAGCTGTCCGCCACCAGCACGGCGTCCGTCCCGGTATCCCGCCGCCTGCTCGATACGATCAGCGCCTCATTGTCCGTGTAGAGCTTGCCAACAGCTTTGTGCCAGAACATCGTGCTGTTTTCATTCAGGTTCGGCTCGTAGTTCCACATGTAATACTCGCGGTCCTGCGTTTCTTCGCCGCCCCGGAATACCCGCACCTCGCACCGTCCGATGGCGTTGGCCACCATATTGGCGCAGGTCCAAAAGCATAGCTGTCGTATTTGCAGGTCCGCCGCCGCGTCAAAAAGCTCTTGGCACGTGACCTCTGCCGTGGTCTCCGCCCCGCTTTTTCCCCGCAGCCATTCCCAAAATTTTAGTCCCATGGTCTCCCCTCTCCGGCGCTACATCTCGATCCGCATCTGCGCTGTGTAGTCTGCAAACCGTTTTTCCTGCGCCGCAAAATAATCCGGGTCCAGCTCGCAGCCCACAAAGTCAAGCCCCATATCATAGGCCGCGATGCGGCTGCTCCCGCTGCCTAAATGTGTATCAAGGATTTTGTCTCCCGGCTTGGCGTATCTGTTAAAAATCCACGTATACAACGCCACCGGTTTTTGCGTCGGGTGGATGCGCTCGTTTGTCATTCTTTGCGGCGCAAAATAAAACGTTTTTGCCGGTGTGCCAAACGATGTCCACGCAAACTCGCAAGATGCAAAAGAAAAATTTTCCGGCATATTTTTGTCCCATATCAAAAAGCATTTGCACGGTGGAAGCGGGAAATAATTACCCCCCAAATTACTTGGTTTTTACTAACTCTTTGTAATTCGGCAAAGTATTTTTCGCTCGGGGCGTTGGCATCCCATTTGTTTTTGTTTGCGTTGTACTTTTTTAAGACGCCGCTCTCCGTAATTGATATCCCGTATGGCGGGTCTACCACAGCCAAATCAAACGCTTTGTTTGGCAGCGTCCGCATATATTCCATGCAGTCCATGTTGTAGGCCGTGTTCATGTGGTGCTTCTCCTCTGCGGTCCGATTCGGACCGTCATAGTCTGATGGCCCCCATCATCGGCGCCGCCAGCGGCGTGCCGGTGCCCAGCAGCGGCTCAATGGTCATGCTGGCCGCCAGCGCCATAAAGGGGTCTGTCTTTCGGCTTTTTGCCTCAATCTTTGCGTAGATGAAATTGCCGGTGTCCACGCCCAGCTTTCGCGAGCTCCGCACCCGCTTGGTGTTGTTGACCGCCCACCTGAGGCACGGGTTGTTGCCCCAGCAAAATAGCTCCCGGTCAAAGCACTCCTGTATGACCGGCTCCACCTGCATAATGTCCGAGGGCCGCACCAGCTTTACCCGGCTTTTATCCGCCGCATCAAAGCCGATAGCCCGCATACTTTCTGCAACCAGCGTCCAGCGGTAGTGGTCCATTGCCAGCGCCTTGATGTTGTACTTTTGGGCGGCGCTCTGGATATAGGCCGCGATCAGGTCGGGGCTGATGCTCACATCGTCCACCACTGTCAGGTGTCCCTCCTCTGCCCATGTTTGCCATGGAGCCTTGACCCTCGGCAGCGTCTTGGATTGGCGGCACACCCATGCGTGGTTGATATCATACCGGTCGGCCCCCCGCCGGAAATGGAGGTTGACGCCCGCCCAATCGCTCAGCTCTGCGTAGTCCAGCCCCACCGTGCAGGTCCATCCCTGCATATCCGGCAGCGGCCGGTTTGTTTTCAATATTTTTTCGTAATCCGTCACGCTGATCTCCTGATAGCCCGCCCGGAGGCCCATGCGCTTTGTCAAAAAATCGCCGTTTTGCTCCGGGTGCTCTACCCAGTCCCGGTACTCGTCCGCAGTCTCCTGCTTTAAGTCCGGCAGAAAATAGAGAGACGGGTTGGCCATGTACCAGTTGTCCGGGTCATGCACCTGCTCCCTTGTTTCAAGGCAGCAGATAAACGGCAAAAATCCGTTATCCGGCTCGTTCTCAAAGAGGATGCGCCGCCCCCGGGCCAGATAATCGTCCAGCGGCCCGTCATTGACCTCACCGTTAGATGTAAAGATACCCACCCTGGGCTGGGCCACCTTGCCCTGCCCGGTGACAAAAACCTTGATATTGGCATAATTCTCAAATTGGTGGACCTCGTTAAAAATGACCTTGCCGGAGCGCATACCGTCCCGCCCCTTGGGGTTATTGGTTCGGCCTTTAATAACGCCCTTGTTGGCCCGCCCTTGCGCCAATTCCTTTGTGTGGTAGTAATACCGCTTCAGCTTTCCCTCGTGGGCGGGGCTTTCCAGCGCCGCCACCAAGTCAAGCACCGGTGTCATGGCCTGCTCCTCGTTGTTGGCGCATATGTCCACGTTGTAGTGCCCCACCGGGTTATAGGGGGACACGGAGCACATGGAGTCAAACGCGATATACCCGTCTTTGCCCGCGCCCCGCCCCACCATGCAGAAAAGCGTTTTCCACCGGGGCCGCCCTTCTGCCGTGTAGGTGCAATTCCAGAGCGCGGTCAAAAATTCCTGCCACGGGAAAAGCCGTTTGTAGGGGAAATACCTTGCAAGGCCCAGATAGTGCCGCAGCTGCTCGGTGTCCACCCGGAGGTCCTCCGCCGCGAAGCACTGCCGGATATGCGCCGCCAGCGCGTGCTGTTCCCGGCAGGCCCGTGGCTTGTCCGCCTCCACAGCCTCAAGGTAATTCAGCACCTCTCGGGGCAGCTCACAGCTCATCGTCCACGCCTCCCGGCACATCGGAGGATTTGGCCGCCGCATCTTTAAAGCCAAGCGCTGTCCATACCGCCAGCATTTGCCGGGCCACCTGCACTTCCAGCGATACGCTGCGGTTTTCTGCAATGCGGCCTCGGTCATCAATTACAGTCAGTCCCCGCTCGGCAACGTCTGCCTGCAGTTCCTGCCGCCGCACCCAGAAATCCAGATACTCGTCCACCTTGTCGGTGTAGGCTTTTTCCAGCAGTCCCCGCGTCTCCAGATTTTCCAGCATGGAGTTTTTCAGCGCCGCGTACTTTTTGGTTTTCCGCCAGTCCGTTTTCTTCGGCATGGTTGTTCCCCTTTCCGTCCGGTGCACACGGCGGCTCTCGCAGCTGC